GCACATGTCAACTACCTGGACACATTTGCACAGGTTAGACTGTGGGATGTCATCATCTATAACTATCTGCGTCCTAGAAACATTGTCCTCCCTCTCATTGACCAGAACTCCAAGTCTGATCAATATACAGGTGCCTATGTGAAGGAACCAGTCCCCGGTTCATATAACTGGGTGGTGTCTTATGACTTGAATAGCCTCTATCCAAGTATCATTCGCCTCCTCAATATCTCACCCGAGACACTACTGGAGGACAAGTATCTAGAAGCCAATGTAGATGACATGGTGGAGAAGAAGGTGGCCATCTCTACGTCAGAAGATGTATGTTTGGCTGCCAATGGTGCCATGTATACCAAAGAATTCACTGGTATGATGCCCACACTGGTCACAAAGATGTATAATGAGAGGGTTGCATACAAGAAACAAATGTTGAAACTCAAACAACTACAGGTTGATATTGAGTCTGAAATGAAAAGGAGGAAGAAGTAATGGGATATTTAATTGGTGGTGACGATGATGCTAAACCACAAAAGGAGATAGTCAGTAGTAATAGAGACCTCTCTAACCTTTCTGATGATGAACTCCAGTCATTGTATGAACAGACTATCAAAGATGTCACCAAATACTCTAACTTCCAACAGGTTCGTAAGATTTGTCTTAACTCTCTTTATGGTGCTCTAGGTAACAACTTCTTCAGGCACTACAAACTAGACAATGCCGAAGCCATTACTACCACTGGTCAGGTAGCCATCAGGTGGATTGAGAGAAAGATGAACGAGTATCTAAATAAGATACTGAATACAGATAATGAAGACTACGTCATCGCTTCGGATACTGATTCTATCTATCTTAATCTTGGTCCTCTTGTTGGGCGTCTCAATGCCACTGGGATTGATACCACACGATTGGTACATGTTCTAAACCAGTTCTGTGAGGATAAGATTTCCAACTTCATTGACACCTCATATCATGAACTAGAAGACTATCTTCAGTGTTATGAGAGAACACTGGTGATGAAGCGGGAGTGTATTGCGGAGAAGGGTATCTGGACTGCTAAGAAGAGATATATCCTGAATGTATGGGACAATGAGGGTGTCAGATACGAAGAACCCAAACTCAAGATGGTGGGTATTGAGGCTGTAAGGTCATCAACACCAGCACCTTGTCGTGGTTACATTAAAGATGCCCTGAAGATTATCATGGAGGGTACAGAGGAGGAACTGATTGAATATATTGAGAACACCAGGGAAGAACATAAGAACCTAGAACCATCTGATATTGCCTTCCCACGTACAGCAAATAATATTTCAAAGTATAGAGAACACACCACCCTGTATAGAAAGGGAACACCCATCCATGTTCGTGGTTGTATCATGTATAACCACTTTATCAGGGAACGAAAACTTGAGAACAAATACAACACCATTAACAATGGTGAGAAGATCAAATACATTCACCTCAAGGTGCCCAACCCCACAGGTGAGAACGTCTTTGGTTTCATCTCTGACTTCCCTCACGAACTCAACTTGACTGAGTACATTGACTATGATACAATGTATGAGAAGGGCTTTATTGAACCTCTCAAGTCTATCCTAGAAGTTATTGGATGGAACACTGAACGCACTACCACACTGGACTCATTCTTCGCATGACAAGTTTCTTAGACACTATTATTAAAGATGTTGGAAAGGAATACGCCTCTCTGGCGGCAGATATTGACGAAACTGAGGAATATATTGACTCTGGGTCGTTTATTTTTAATGCTCTTATTTCTGGTAGCATCCACGGTGGGTTTTCTGCTAATAAGATCACCGCAATCGCTGGTGAATCGTCTACGGGCAAAACTTTCTTCTCACTGGCGGTGGTACGTAACTTCCTTGATAGTAACCCTGATGCTGCTGTCCTATATTTTGATACCGAGTCTGCTATTACCAAAAGTCTTCTATCCGACAGAGGTATTGATACCTCAAGGGTAGTCGTGTTAAATGTAGTGACAGTCGAGGATTTCAGGACTAAAGCATTACAATGTGTGGATAAATATCTGAAACAGGATGAGGCTGATAGACAGCCCATGATGTTCGTTTTGGACTCACTGGGTATGTTGTCAACAGAGAAGGAAATTACGGATGCTCTGTCTGATAAGAATGTACGAGACATGACTAAGTCACAACTCGTCAAAGGCGCGTTTAGAATGCTTACACTCAAATTAGGTCAAGCTAATGTTCCGCTCATTGTTACCAATCACACTTATGATGTCATCGGATCTTATGTTCCTACAAAGGAGATGGGGGGTGGCTCTGGACTTAAATATGCAGCGTCTACAATCATCTATCTCAGCAAGAAGAAAGAGAAAGATGGAAAGGAAGTCATTGGAAACATTATCAAAGCAAAGACTGCTAAGTCGCGTCTGAGTAAAGAGAACAAAGAGGTAGAGGTACGTCTCTACTATGATGAGAGGGGACTAGACAAATACTATGGACTCCTAGAACTAGGTGAACTTGGTGGTCTATGGAAGAATGTGGCTGGACGTTATGAGATTGATGGTAAGAAGGTTTACGCAAAAGAGATATTAAAGAACCCAGAGAAATACTTCACAGATGAGGTCATGGAGAAACTTGACGTCATTGCCCGCGGCACATTCTCCTATGGTGCTTGAGGTATATGCTATCATCACTTGAAACACTAATCCTACGAGGACTATCACACAATGAGAGTTACACCAGAAAAGTACTTCCGTATGTTAAGGACGTATACTTTGAGACGACCAGCGGACGTACTCTATTTTCAATCTTTAGCGAACACTTTCTTAAGTTCGACACCCTGCCAACACGAGAATCTACCTCTGTCAAAATTGAATCAATCAAGGGCATATCTGACGACGATTTTAGATCAATCATCACAGGCGCTGAGCAAGTCTATACAGAAACCCCGGAACAAGACCTGGGGTTTCTAGTATCAGAAACAGAAAAGTGGTGTAAGGAGAGAGCTGTATACCTAGCCATCATGGAGTCAATCACTATCCATGAAGGTAAAGGTAAGACTGATAAAGGTAGAGATGCAATTCCAACACTATTATCAGACGCGTTGGCCGTCTCCTTTGACCCACACGTTGGTCATGACTACCTTCAAGACTATGAAGAGAGGTATGACTTCTATCACAGAAAGGAGGAAAGGATTTCATTTGGATTAGATTATTTTGACAAAATTACAAAGGGTGGTATACCCAATAAAACTCTCAATATTGCTCTTGCTGGTACAGGCGTCGGTAAGTCTCTATTCATGTGCTCGTTCGCTAGCTCCGCACTCTTACAAGGTAAAAATGTGCTCTACATTACGCTTGAAATGGCTGAGGAGCGAATTGCTGAACGAATTGACGCAAACCTTCTAGATATTAACGTTCAAGACATTGTTGAGGTTCCTCGACCTATGTTTGAGAACAAGGTAACTAATATACAGAAGAAGACCCAAGGTCAACTGTTTATCAAGGAGTATCCCACAGCCTCAGCCCATGATGTACACTTCGACGCACTCATCAAAGAACTACAAATCAAAAAGGGATTTAAACCCGATATTGTTTTCATTGATTATCTCAATATATGTGCCTCTAGTCGTTACCGTCCTGGGTCTAACGTTAACAGTTACGTTGTGGTCAAAGCTATTGCCGAAGAACTTCGTGGACTGGCTGTCAAACATAACATCCCAATCGTAAGTGCTACTCAAACAACTCGTTCCGGTTTTGGATCCACTGATGTCTCTCTCACTGATACGTCTGAGTCTTTTGGTCTTCCTGCTACTGCCGACTTTATGTTTGCTCTCATCTCTAGTGATGAAATGGACGACATGGGACAAATTATGGTCAAACAACTGAAGAACAGATACAATGACCCAACTATGTTCCGTAAGTTCATGGTGGGTATTGACAGAGCCAAGATGAGGCTGTATGATGTAGAACAGACTGCTCAAGATGATGTTCTTGACTCCAAACCCACAGTGAAGTATAATGACGAAGAGTCTAAGTTCAAATCGATCTCAAGTTTCACTTTCAACTAAAGAATGTCCTCACTACTATGAGTTGACACTACCCAATGGTACCAAAAGACACTGTGGTACTATGAAGGATGTTGAATGTGTCCTCAGTATCTACCCAGATGCTGTGTATAACAAGATCCTACTCCCACATCCACCAAGTACAGTGGATGTCCCACACATTACAATCAAGGACCAAGAACTACCAATGCAACAGGTCCTGCCCCAATCTGACCTACAACCTTTTAACACTGATGGCCAAAATTGACTTCGCAAAATACACGAGATTTGTTGATGCTGTTACTAGTGATGAGTCTCGTGACTTCATTGCTTTCTCTGATCGTATTGTCAACCTGGACGAGAATGGAGCCAATATTGAACGACTCCTTACAGGAGCAGTTGGGATTAATTCAGAAGGTGGAGAGATCATGGAAATCGTCAAGAAACTGATCTTCCAAGGAAAGCCCTGGAGTGACGAAACTAAATACCATTTGAAGAGGGAACTCGGTGATGTCCTTTGGTATGTGGTTCAATGTTTGATTGCACTTGATACTTCGATTGATGAAGTCGTCAGTATGAATGTAGAAAAACTTGAAGCCAGATATCCAGGGGGTGAGTTTGACCCTTGGTACTCTGAAAATCGTGAGGTTAATGACCTGTGAACAAAATTGAAAGTGAAATCAAGTTCTGGGGGGATTGTACAAATACCTTCCAGGAAGAAGAAAAGCACTATGTGTATGGGAAGTTGATGGGACTTACCCTACAGGATGGTAAGTTTATTCTACCTAACATCAGAGTATTGGATGTAGGTGGAGGTCCCGTGTCACTCCTCCTGAAGTGTGAGGGACTCCTGAAGGGTAGGGTGTTAGACCCTATCGACTATCCAGACTGGACCAAAGACAGATACAAAGCCAAGAAAATTGACGTCACCCTGGGTAAGGGTGAGGATCAAGTCATCCCTGGTTATGATGAAGTGTGGATCTACAACATGATTGGTCTGGTGGATAACAAGGAAAAATTAGTTCAGAACGCCTTTGAGTCTGCACCAATCGTCCGTGTATTTGAATGGATGGACCTACAGGGTGATAGAAACAGAGAGAAACTCAGTGAAGAGTATCTCAATGATCTGTTCTCTCAGAAGACTGACAACTTTGGAAAAGTTGTAGATCTAAAACAGAGGGGATGTTATGGTAAAGCCTTCTATGGTGTATTTGAGAGGAATGAGTCATGAAGTTTACCTTTCACTGTCTCGGACTACCTCACACTGTAACCAACAGTGACTACGTAGCCTGTGCATATACTCAGAAGGTACTGAAGTTCTGTAAGATGATGACAGAACGTGGTCATACCGTGTACCACTATGGTCACGAGGATAGTGACGTCATCTGTACTGAACATGTCACTGTCACCACAAACAGAGACCTAGAGATTGCATATGGGTCATATGACTGGAGGAATAACTTCTTCAAGTTTGACACTGGTGACCATGCATACCAGACGTTCTATGAGAATGCTATTCTCGAGGTAGCCACAAGAAAGGAGAAGAATGACTTCATCCTAGCTTTCTGGGGTTCTGGTGTTCGTGCTGTCTGTGATGCACACAATGATCTTATTGTTGTAGAACCAGGTATCGGATACTCTGGTGGCCACTGGGCGAAGTGGAAAGTATTTGAGTCTTACGCTCTCCTCCATGCCTACCAGGGTCTTGCCAAGGTGGGTCGTTGTAACCCTGACTGGTATGAGGTGGTTATTCCAAACTACTTTGACCCAGATGACTTTGAGTATTCGGAGAAGAAGGATGACTACATCTTATTCTTGAGTAGGATCTATGAGGGTAAGGGTATTCACATTGCGGAGGAAGTGACAGCCAAGACAGGTCATAGACTCGTGGTGGCAGGTCAGAACAATGACAACCGAGAGTTCCCAGACCATGTGGAGTTTGTTGGATACGCTGACAGGGAGAAGAGAAAGGAGTTGATGAAGAATGCTCGAGCACTCATTGTTCCCTCTCTCTACAATGAACCCTTTGGTGGTGTTCAGGTAGAGGCTCTGTTGTCAGGCACACCCACCATCACCACTGACTGGGGTGCATTTACTGAGAACAACATCCAAGGTATCACTGGGTTCCGTTGTAGAACCTTCCAGGACTTTGTGGATGCAGTAAATAATGCACATACAATCACACCCAGAGCATGTAGGGAACAAGGTCTC